CGCAGATGTAAATGCTTGTATTAGAGATATGAAATATGTATCTCAAAGATTAAAAAAATTAGATAAAATAGAAAAAATAACAGGCAAGTAAAATGACAGATAAACCTAATTACAAAGTATGGGATAATCAAAATAATTACTACTTTCATAGTGGTAATACTTTTAAATCTCTACGAGAAATTAAAAAAACTTTATTAGATTTTCACTCGGTAGATATAGAAAAAAGCGATTTAAAACTTTGGAAAAAAGAAACACTAGCAAATATTTGTGAGTTTTTTGGTTGGCAAGTTCACAATGCAAAAACAGAAAAAGAAATATTATTAAAATGACAACAAATAAACCTACAATGGAAATTCAAGTAGTATGTAAAAAATGTAATCACACTATTTTAGAATATATGAAATGGTTTGTATTAAAATTGTGGTGTGAAAATTGTGATGAATTTAAAAGATTAAACCAAGTGAGATATAAATAGACAAAATGAAAGTGAGGAATAATGACTAAAAAAACAAAAAAAGATGATGATAAAAAATATATACCAGATGACCGAATATGTATTTTTTATGTAGCTGATAGGATTTATGATTTTGAAAACATTAAAGATCATAAAAAATTACAAAAAGAAATTACCGAGTTTAAAGAGGAATTACTTCAAAATATCGGTGTTGATGTAATGATTAAAAGAGAAGCTAAATATCATAAATAAAAGAAAGGAATAAAAAATGATAACAAAAGAAATGGTAAATAAATATTTAGATGATGATTATCCTAAATGGATTGCAAATGTATTAACAGATATTTGTAATGACCCATCAGAAATTTATATTTTAAAAAAAGAAATTAAAAAAGATTGGGATTTAAGAAATATGTTAAAAAGATATGATAAAATATTAATACCAAAAAACAAATAAGTGAAAAGACTAAAAGCTAAATTAAGAAAATATAAAAGAAAACTAGAAGAAGAAAATTCAATATTATGGCATCAAAATATAGTTTTTAGAAAAAGATATTTTGAACATAGGCAAAAAATATTTGAATTAGAAAATAATCAACAAACAAACGAAAGGAAAGATGAAAAATAAATTTATTAAAAAGAAAATAAAAGGTATTACAGTTGATGTAAGATCAAAAAATTGCTTATATATTACTATTGGAGATTGGGTTGTTTATTTAGATAATTCAACCAATGAAAAAATAGTGAATACATGGAATAAAAAAGATGGTTTTACTCCAGTTGAATAAATAAACAAGTGCTAATAGAAAAAGCATATAGTATTGGTTATTTGCTACAAAAAAGCATACCATTAACAAATAGAATGGGTGTTTATTGTGGAATTAATAAACAATATGAGGAAGTTGTTTATATAGGTAAGTCAAAAGATTATTGGAAAAGAACACCAAGCTCTTTAGAAGAAAAAATTAAATCAAAACAAAATGAAAACTGTAAAGATTATGGTTGTGAATTAATTACTTTCATTCCTTGTAATACAGTACAGGAAATGGATAAACTAGAAATAGATTTAATTACTTATTGGAAACCTTATTATAATCAGCAACATAATTCTAATTATTACATGAATAATGATAATAAAAGATTAAGAGAAATACTGCGAAAAGAATTTAGAAGAAATTTATATACATACGAAATACTATTTTCTCAAAATGCCTTAAAAAATTATTATTCAATGGGAAATACTTTTAATTTAGCAAAACATTATATTAAATCCAACTCAACAATAGGAAAGACTAGAAAAAATGAAGAACAAAAAGAAAAAGAAATAAATAGATTTGCTTTAAAATTACATAGTATAATGTTTATTAATTATGATTCTTTTAAACCTTTTTATGAAAGAGTAGAAAAAGAAAAAGAAAGAACAAGAAGTTCTAGTTATAGATTTTTATGAATGAGTTAAAACTTAAAACCCTTTCCCATTTTATTTTGGCGAGGGGTGTTCTATATCAGCAATTTCTGCAGCGTCTAGGTCCAGCAGATCAGGAGTATCTGACCACATTACTCGAAGCTGAGTGTCCTGCTTTACCTCAGATTTTGTCTTTTCTACGAACAAAGATGAGAGTCTTGGTGCAATAAATTTTAACCAGTCCTTTTTTTCTCTAATAAATAGCAACTCATTATTATCTAAAGAAACATTATCTCTATCAAATATTACACACATTTTTTCAACTAATGTTTTAATGCCTCGTTCTTGTGCCTTATTAAATTGTTCCTTAAACTTTGGGTTTTTGTCCAAGTAGTCGTATAAAGTTTTCAATTTGATCTGTTTTTGTTTTGCTATTTCGTAAGCGACCACGCCATTGTGTAATTGATCTAGTATAGTATTTTGTTCTATATCCGAAAGTGCTATTGGCACGTTGTTTTTCTTGGTTGATATACTGTTTGATTTCTTCATCTGTTTTATGTTTAAAATTTTTTAAGTTCTTTAATATCTTTACCTTATTGTCTAGTTTTATTCTATCGTTTTTATATAAGCCTTTATACTTTCTAGTTTTATTATCCCACGACTTTGAGCCTCTATGAAACATACAAAGAAATCTATCCTTTGTAGGTGTATAATAACCTTTAGCAAGGCATTGCTTACCGCTTGTTTTTGCTATTGCCTCGCAATAAATCTTGCGACTTTGAAATCCTGCCATATTTATCCTTATTTTTAGCTACCTTACTTTTATAGAAATAATTAGTTTTTTTGCGGACATTATCCACAGCTTTTAATATAATATTTTTGGGTACATATCTCTTATTCTTATCTTCTTGTATCTCTAAAGCCTTTTTACAAAAATAAGGATTATCTTTATCAATTATTGCTTGTCTAAGCTGTTCAGGGGAGTATTTATTCGCTAATCCTTTTATAATATGTTCATTACCGCTACCACTACCTGAAAGACCTTTTATAAAAAGGTTAATGCTAGTATTAATGTTAGTTATATATGTTAGTTCTTCTAATAGTGGTCTAACAGAAACACCCATGTTTCTCTCTGAAACATCTATGTTTCTCTGTGAAACCTCTGGTCTATAACCCACAATATACTTAGGGTTTATAGTATATAATAAAGTTGATTTTAATCTCTTTTTCTTTATAATGCCTGCCTTTTCCAAACAAAGTGTAGCTCTATATATGGTTGTCCTAGATAAACCGGACATATCAGCAATGGTGGCTTTGCGAGGATAGCAAGTTAGGGTTTTAGAGTTAGCAAATTTTAGCAAACATATAAACACCAGGTAGGCGTGAGATCTGTGGTTTTCAGGAATTGATCTAAACTGTGGGTCATCAAATAGAGCAAACTTTACCCTAATGTGAGGATCATACTTGTGTTGCATATTTACAACACCTCCTATGTTCTTCCTGCAACGAATATAAATACTTTAACCATTCCTCCTGATTAACTTCATAAATTTCGGTCATAGGCTCACTCACACGCTTAATTCTGAACTTCATGGTGTCATTGGGTAAAGGAGTATAGAATATCAAAAAGGCAGGTATCTTTAGGCGATCTCCGACCATTTTTGTAAGGGTTGTAGCTTTGAACTGCTGATTTTTATCAAAACAAGTTTCTTTTACAGCTAATGGTTCATAACACTTGGGACATACCTCGCAAAAATCCAAATCTATCCCTGCAAGACCCTCAAATTGCCTGTGCCAATCGTTGTAATCCCCATTAGACTTATAATAAGTCCATCTAGCCACACTTACTCCTTTATTATCTATTTTTAATTATTATAATCTCGTTGTCTTTTTCTTCTATTATTCTCTCAAGGTCTAATACATGTCTTTTAAGTTTTTCAATCTCGCTTATTAGTTTTTTATTTTCCTTTTTTAATTTTCTGAATTTATGGCTTAAATCTATCTCCTCAAACATACCAACATTTGTCATTTTAACACCTCAATCTTTTTAACAACTTGTCTTGGATAGCAAGTTAAATTTCCTACATCCATTCCATTTTCATCTTCAGAATAAGATGTAAATAGCCACAATTTATCTCTAGTTTTTTTATAGATATAACCAACATCAGAACAAACAGATATATCGTGGTCTAATATATCATCTTCACCTACCCATGCCTCTTCGCAAGTGCAAATGTCCCACCAGGTTATCTTAACTTTATCGTATTTAAAGTTGTTCTCTTTGCCAGTATTCTTCATAAAAATCATTAGGTTGAACTTGTTTTTTTGTACCATCAAAAATCTTCTTCATTACTTTTGGATGTGGTATTCGTTCTCCTTTTGCATACCTTTGAATATTGGTAGCAGGATTAATATTTATGATACCAAATTTTTGTGCGGTTTGAGAATAGCTATAGTGATTTTTAGCTATCCATTCCTTTAATGTCATATTTTTCTCCTATTGTTGCAGAAGAATACCTATTACCATAGCGGTTATTTAAAGCAAGAAAATAATAAAATAATAGTAGACAATATGGTGAAATAATATATAAAGAATGGAACAACAAAAAGGAAATAAATGAAAAAACAACTAGAAGAAATACTTAAATCCCTATCAGGTGGAGAGGGTTTGAAACATTTTTCTTTCTCTCAGCTATCAAGAAATAGATCAATCGCTATGCACATTGTAGATTATTGGTGTCGTACTGAAAAACAGAGACGAGCCGATAAGAAAAAATATAAATTAGGTTATGGAAGTTTAACCGGTAATGTGGCTCAAAAATTAGTAGGTAAATATATATTTCATGGTGCTGAGAGGAAGGAAATTAAAGACAGAGATTATGATAGTATATTTGACCATGAATATAAACTTTATACTAAAGAAAGTTTTGATGACAGAGACAAACAAATCAAAGAACAAATTAAAGATAAATTACATGGCACTACCCAACAAATTTTAAGTGCTGTTAAAAATATCTTTGGTGATGATGAATTAAAGTGTGAAAGATATGTGGATATGTTGCCAGAAGATTTAGCTTTAGGAGTTACCGGTAGATTAGATTTTGAAACTGATTTAAGTTTTGCAGAATGTAAAACTAAACCACCTACTGCAAAAGATTATAGAGGTGATATAAAACTTTATACACAAAAATTACCAAGTGAACCTGATCCGGTTAATATAACTCAAGTAGCTTTTTATAAAATTGCAAGTGGTAAAACTCCATTCTTATTTTATGCAAATGAAAATGATTTCATTATTTTTGACGATAGTCATCCTGCATTATTTGATGATCATTTAGAATATTGTTATAATGAAATGTTAAACAAGGCAAAAACAATTCAAAAATTACTTGTACTAAGTAATGGCGATCCTAAGATCGCAGCACAATATGTGGAAAAACCTGATCTTAATCATTGGATGATGAAAGATTTAAGTGCTGATCAATTAAAAACAATCAAACAACTATGGGGATAAAAATGAAAGAAAGAATAAAAAAAGTAATAGACAAATGTAAAAAAGAAGGAACTTACATTAATGAGCATGGAACAACTACTGTAAAAGCCACAAGTAAACTTAAATTTTTTACTGAGGAATTTGCAGGAGAGTTAGGTATTAAAACATATATTATGACTTATGATGATTGCTATATTGGTAAAGCAGAAATTGTAAGTCCTGATGGTACAGTGGCTACCGGTCATGCAAAAGTATTTAGGAACAATAAACCTAAAGCAATGGAACTAGCAGAATCCTTTGCTATATCAAGAGCTTTATCTATCTTTGGTATTCTGGATGAGAGCATCACTTCAAAAGAAGAATTAGATGATCTTAACATACCAAATACAAAGGTAGACCAAAGTGCTGAAGTAATTAATTATCCTAAAAAAAAGGTAACTTCAGTAAAATCAGTCATTAGAAACATTGATGCAGCTATGCACCTTTCAAGATTAAAATATCTTAAAGATGTAGAGTTTAAAAATGAATTTAATGATGCAATCAAAAATCATCCTGCAACATATAAAGATTTAATGAATCATTATGAAAACAGGAAGATTAAACTACAAACAGGAGCAAAGCAAAATGGATAAGATATATATAAAACTTACTCCCAACAACAAAAGGTCTGCTCCCAATCATCCAAGCTATGTAGCACCTATTAATCCAAAATCTCCTCCGGGAAAAGAATGGAGAATAGGTGTAAAGATAGGGGATAATTGGTATAATCAAGCAGCCTTTGATGAAGTCGCAGAAAATGGAGAGCCAACTGGCAACATTACTGTGCAACTAACACCAAACGATACTTCAAAAAGTAGCGGTACTGGAGGTGGTTCAGCACCAGCTCAAGTAGCAAAACCTTTTGCAAAACAGCAATCGTATGGTAATAATAAACCGCAAAGATGGTAACATTTTTGTAAAACTTTGAGGTGGGGTTTTTTAGCCAATCCTTTCTGGCTTTTTTCTTTTAGTTGTTTTCCCCACCTCATTGCAAAACAATATGAATACAATAGATATTAACGAAAAAATATTAAATAAAATTGTAGAAGATCGTCATAAAGATTATGGCGATTATCAGGAAAATTTTAGATTATTAGCTGTCATGTTTAATGTTATTTTACATGATATTTTAAAAGATGATATGCACCCTTATCAGGTTGCTCAACTTATGATGGCTCTTAAACTATATAGAACAACTAAAAAATATAAAGCAGATAGCTATGATGACCTTGAAATATACTCAAAAATGGCTAAAGAACTGCATAAAAAAACAGTAGACAAAAAGGATAAAAATGTTTAAATATATTAGGCGTAAATTTGGCGAGGCTAATTTCACTCATATTGATAGCTTTAATAACGCTGAGAAGGCTGCAGATCCACAAGCCATAGGGGAATTTGTAGAAGTAAAAATCAATGATATTAAAATTGATTTTATAAAAGTGAATAAGGAGAAGGATGAACGAGCTAAAAACTCGTCTGCAAAGGTACAGGGATCTCCAAGAAAAGAAACACAGAAAGTTTCTGGAGGCAAAGGTACTAGCTGAAAAATATCATCAAGATAGTATCAGGTTAATGAGTAAGGTAGTGCAGACACAAGAACTTTTAATGACAAGATAGTCATTAAACTTATAATTGAAAAAAACAACAACAAACCCTAGGGGATCTATGACCAAAAACTTCCACAAAGAGATAAAACTTGCTATGAAAGCAGGAATGTATCAAGATTTAAGTATAAGAGAAAAAGCTATTTATAAAAATGGTTTTAGAAATGGTTATATACTTGCTAGAGATCATAGTAAAAAAAATAGAAAACAATACACACCAAAAAGAATTGTTGGATATTCTTTTGGAAAGCCAACTCAATCAGTTATTGAAAGTATTATAAATAAAGTTTGTGTACGCTATGAAGTTAATAAAAAAGAATTGATGATAATTAAATCTCGTAGACAAGATATATGTAGAACTAGAAATATAATATTTAATTTATTATCTGAAAAATTTAATATGAGTTTAACTACAATAGGTAAAATTTTTGGCAATGATCATACCACAGTTTTACATTCTATTAAAATGAAAAATAATAAACAAAGATTTTGGTCGCCAGAGCAAACTTTATGGAAAGAGTTTGAGGAATTGAAAGCAACTATTACTTAATGGTTAAAAAAAAAGATTACCAAGATATACTAGATTGTATTAAATCAGATCAAGTTTCTGCACCTGAAATAGCCAAATATTTTAAAGATAAAGGTTTTTATAAATTTTATAAAGACAATCAAAAACCTACAAAAAAAGATACTAATGAATGGATTAAAGATTATAGAAAATGGAAAAAAAATCTCACACAATTTAATTGTAAAGCATGAAACAATTATATTTTTTATTAATGTTTTTTGGAGTGATGATTATACTTTGTCTTTTATTGGGATGGTATAATGGGGTTTTAATTTAATGACCTTCGTAAGTAGCATCTTCAGCTATATTCTTTTGTTCAATAACATATTTATCAAAGCAACTACCATCACGACCATCATGGCAAAAATGTTTTTTTTCTGCGTTGACAATCCAACCATCTTCATTACTTAATAATTCTTTTTGACAAACATTGCACCACCCACATATTATTAGAGCTTTAGATTTGTTCCAGGTTTTATTTGCCATATCATTAATTGTAACTATATCTTGTTTCTGTCATGTTTCTTTTTATTTCCTAAATAATGTTCTGATGGTTCATAATTCCACCTCTTGCCATGATGACCCCTCACATCAGCATACCACATTCTCAATCTAACTATAAATTTTTTTATCTGTCTTGACATTTTACCTTATTATTCCAATATTAATTTTGTAATCTTTTTTTCACCCATGTAAATCTCTATTTCAGCTTTGGATTTAATACATTTATAATTAACTCTATCAGTAGATTTTTTATCTCTCATAGCATAACGCTTTGCTTTTAAACATTTACTGAGAGTGGGTTGAATACGATGTTCTTTAATTTCGTGGTCTATAATAAGTAAAAGTGCAAATACTGTCTCTATCATTATTGACTACCATTAGCTCTTACTTTATCTTTTAATTTTTCAACATCATTTCTTATTCTGTCTATATTTTTTATCAGCATGTCAATATTAACAGTATTATTTCTCATTTCTTTCATCTCTTCATCTATTTCTTCAACCTGTCCAGCAATATGCTCCAGGAGGATGAACTGTTCTTGATCTGTGGGTAGTTGCTCAGACTTTTTTAAGAGATCTGCTTGATGTAATTCTCTGCTAGTCTCAAGAGAAGTAAGTCTGGCAGTTAATTCTGTGTAGGCAAAGATTCCTGAAGCGACTACTGCGATAATTCCAATCATATTTTTGACTGGCATTGATACAGAAGTATTAGAACTTACCTTCATACTACATAATTATTGCAACGACTAAAACTATACCGAAAACAATCACAACTTTTTTGTGATTATTCCAATAATGTTCTACTTCGTGTATAACATTTTTAATTTTTTCCATCATATTTATCTCCCTTGTGAATTTTATATTATCTTATCTACCCTGTCCACGATATTTTTTATGTGGTTTTTCACTCTTGTTTAAGTTTTTTTTGTGGCGACCAATCTTCTTTTTACTTCTCTCTTGATAGGTATTAACTCCAAATGTTCCCTTTTTTGCCATTATTTTTTATATTTTTTTTCCCATATTTCTTTTTGAGATAGATTAGTTTCATCTTTTTTTTGTTTTGTATCTTGATCAATTTCAGGTACTTCCATTGATTCAACTAGAGCATATCTATATACTTTTTCAGAATTTCCCCATTGAAAATGAATTAAAAATCTTGGGTCATTATATTGAGTAATAAGCCTTGGATCAAAATCTGCTATGGTCATTTTTTATAACCTAAACTCTTTCTATTACCCCACAACTTTTGCCAGGACCAAACATTTAATTTGCTAGACCAATGATAAATAAATAAAACAAAATGTTTCATTATTTTTTAACTAATGAACCACCAAAATATAAACCAATAATAGCTGAAACTAAATTGGTATCTAATGGTGTAATAACTAAACTATTAGAAGATAGTGTTACCCATTTCATTATTTCTTTTTCAGGTAAAAAAAAGAAAGCAGGTTTAAATTCTAAATATCCTACAATTACAGTTACATCTGGTTGTAATACTGGCATTAGTTTTGGTAATAATACTATCGCAAAAACAGCAGTTAATGCTATAATTCTTCTAGTCCATTGGAAGCCTTCATTACCATATTCTCTTGCTTCTTTAAAACCTTTTTGTTGTACTTCAGCTCTAGCCAATAGCATCTTTTGTTCTGCTTGCTTTGCTTTAATGCTTTGCGACCAGATGCTCATTACTCCACCAAGTACAGTAGAGCCTAGCATTGTTATCATTTCAAATGGCATCTTTTTTCTTCTCCTCTAATTCTTTAATTTTAGATAAAGCATCTTCAAGATCTTTATTACAGAACTCTAATTTTTGCAAACACCTTTTGTTTGCTGCATCCTTAGATTTACCGGCATCCTCAAGTTCTGCTATCTGTTGCTTTAATATTCTAACTTGGTCTTTATATTCATTTAGAATTTCACTAGGATCTGAGCCTTTAAATGGTTGCATATAGGATTTTTACCTTTAGTTTTTTTTGTTCTTTAGTGGTTTGCCTGGCAATAAGAGTTCCTTTGGTTTTTCTTTTATAACCATCTTTTGCTGTATAGTCTTGTTTTCTAAAATTTTTAGACTTAACATCATAAGCAGTATACTCTCCTGTAGACATATTTAAAGTAACAATATCTATCGGTCCAAGTCCACCAAGTGGTGTAAATACTAGGATATTAGGGTCTTTTGCAATATTAAGTTGTGCAGAAAGCTCACTCATTAAACCAGCTACTGCTTTTTTACGCCTAGCCATTCCACTTTAGAAAGCCTAGTATAATCCCTGCTAGACCTCCTAATAGAATAAGTAAATTAATTGCTCCCTTGCCTTTACTTACATCATTTCTTAATTGTTTTACTTCTATTCTCATTTCATCTATTGCTTTGAATAAAGTTTTCATTCTTTCAGCACATACTTTTTCGTGAGTAGAAAGTCTAAGACCTGTAGACATTTCACTAAATTCTTTTGATGTTATAATTTTTTTTCTAGGCATCAATTTTTTTCTCTGGTATGCAATAAAATTTTATAAATAATTTATTTTCATTAATAACAACTCTACCTATCTTTTCCATTTGTTCAATAGATTTTTCATAACCTTTTAGTAAGCAGGAGTATTGATCTTCATAGAAAGTATCTATAACTTGATATGGTGGTAAACAAGTTAAGGAAACGCCACTACAAAGAATCATAGTGAGAATAAAATTCATATTAATTATCTTGCTGCGGAGCTTCTCGTTAATTTATTAACGAGCATTACAAGGTACTCCATTAGAATTTACGAATGGTGCTTCTGCGAAAGCCATGTAAATAAATCCTGTTGCACCACTTCTATTTGTACCATTATCAGTAGATCTACATTTAAAGCCATTTGAAAGTAGGTCTATTTGGTTTGCACCAGTTGTAGTATCTGCAGTTATAGTATTTGCATATAAAAGAACTTTATTAACATTATATCCATCTCTTTTATTATCAAATAAAAACCAATTTTCTGCATTACCTGTATCTCTTATCATAATATAAGCTGGTCGGAATCCTGTGTAAATAAATGCTCCATCAGCATTTCCATTTCCTGTGTATTTTCCCATAGCTGAAAATCCCTGAACACTTCTCCATAAATATCCTATGTAAGTGCTTGTGTTTTCATTAACATAAGCATTATCATCTACTGATATTGTTGAAGAACTAACCGCATCAACTAAAGCTCCAGATGTACCAGCACTAGCATTAGTGCCGTTTAATATTACATAGTTTGCTAAACCTAATGCTGTTGATTGTGTACTCCAATCTTGTGTTCCTGATCTTTGTTTTATTATTATAAATTCAGGAGAAGCCGAAAGTGAGTGTGATAAATCTCTATCACTACCATCTCCTGTATATGAAATTATATCAAACCCAGCAGTTGCAGATTCTTTCCAGCACCAAGCTACATAGGTATCTCCACTATCATTTACTTGACCGCCTGTGCCTAGTGTGAAACCATCAGAATCAAATGATTTAAAATATGAGCCGTCTCCAGCTTGAGCGGCAGTTGTATTTGAAACTAAATGATAATCGTCACCAACTACTGAATTAAATAACGCAGATGAATTTGCTGAACTTCTACATTTAATCCAAACAAAATCTGGTTGTAGATCATTATCACCATCTAAAGTAATAGCAGTATCAGTTGTATTGTTTCCAGTATAAGCCTTAACCTGAAAATATGCTTCTGGATCGTCTATTGTTGTATAAGCCATATTTATATTCCTTTTAACTTGTTAAAAGCCATTATCCATACTCCGCTAAATTTTTAGTACATAATGCGTAATAACCACTAGGTACTGCGTATTCAAAATTTCCATATCCATTAGCATCTGCGTTGCCTGATGTGATTGTAAATGCTGGATTACCAAAATTATAATAACATTGTACATCATAATATTGAATACTAGCAGGTGTATAAAAAGTATCTGCTGTTATCTCTCCAGTTCCCCATAATGGATAACTTGTATTTATTGATGCACCATTTGTATTACCATCTTTATCATCTACCCATACACCATCTACCCCCATCCAACACTTTCTATTATCCAAATCTAATGCAAAAGAAACAATATCATCATCTGCAATAGAAACTTTTGAACCATTAATTTCTACAGATGAAGTATATGTACCTGTTTGTCCATAAATAACTACACCAGTAGCAGCATCATCTCTTGTTTGAATAAAATTCCCATTACCTGATGAATATAACCTGTTCCCATCATATATTTTGTCAGTTTTGTTAAAACCAAACATATTATAATCAGTATGCGCTGGGTTTGAACCTGTAGTTTGTTTAACTTCCCAATAATATTTTCCAGATTTTGCACCAATTGTTCCACCTACTCCTAGTTCCCAATCATCTGTATCATTACATTCTAAATAAGTATTTCCATGTGCAAGAGAATATGAACCTTGCTTTGTTAAAGGATTTAAAGTACAAAAATTATTAGTCGGTGTATCTGTAGCTTGATCTGTTGCGTCTAGATTATTTCCTGTCCAATCATTAGTATTTCCGCTTTCATCATCACCAAGATTATCACTATCTTCAAAGTCTAAATATGCTCCATTGTCGCCAAATGTTAATCCTGATACATCTTTTGGTTTCCAGATTGTCGGTGAATCTGAATCAAATTCTCCAAAATCAGAAGCGGCATATTGAGTTCCATCTATTACAACTACTTCTGCCATATAACCATCATAATATCTGCTACCTGTATCTTTGTCAGAACCGATTTGAAAGCCACCACTTGATAAATTTTCTGTAAATTGAGTTGTGGCATCTTCTGCTGGATAATCTTCTGTCGAAAATGATGTAACTTGAGTTCCATTTATATATAATTTTGCTCTATTTGCGGCTGTTCCTTGCTCTGTATCTAGTGCTAAAACTATATGATACCAGGCGCTGCAATCACGAAAAACTTGAGTTGTTATTAAATCCGCATCTGTTGAAGAACTTATAATAGATGTATATTTTATGGTGTCATCGGCTTGAAGTCTTACATAAGCATAGTCTGTTGTTCCTGTCCAATTTCCAAATAGAAAATTATTAGAATCACTTAATTCACATCTTTTAAACCACATAGATAAAGTACACTTTTTTGAATTTGTTGGTGTACCATTTGTTTTATTTAGATAAGCACTATCGCCAGGATTAAACCTACATGAGTTATCTACATCATATGTTGTTGATGCTGTTGCTGATGCTACGTTTCCTGGTAAAATTAAAGGCATTAAACCTCCAATGTTGGAAACTCGCCTAATGGTCTTTCCATAACAGGATTTTCTTCTGTGCCTGTATTAACATAAGCATAAAGAGTTGCTAAAGCATCTACGTCAGCCGCATTGTCAATAGCAGTTTCCATTTCGTTTGATTTTGTTCTTACATTTGCTCTAAAAGTTGTAACAGCACTTGGTACTGAATAACTTTCAACATCTGTTGCTTTAATTACATACCAATCTGTCGGTGCTAATAATCCGCTAGCTTGACTTTTAATGATTGCTTTCTTTTGAGATTTTAAACCTTTGGTAACTACTTGATTTCCTTTGTCGTCTAATAAAGGTTCTCCAGCTTCATCAACTTCATTTCTATCTTCTAATAGTTTAGCAGTTGCACTTCCAAAACTTGCTGTAACTTTTCCATCTGCAAAGTTAAAAGATTGATTTGTATTTGTATAGTATGCTTCATCTTTTTTATTTGAATTATCGAATACTACTTCATAAATTCCGATGGCT